AGCTACTCGAAGCGCAAGGTGATCGAACTGGCTGGCGCGGCGCAGCGGTGAGTAGTGGCGAGCAAAGTGTCCGCCGGACAGTTTTCGCGCGGACAGAAATGCCGGTTCAGGGTAGATTTCGGGCTATCCTCGGGACAGACGCGTTCAATGAGCTTCGCCTTCCCCACCTGCCCGATGAGCTTGGTTCCTTCCCGGCCCCTATCGTATGCGGGAGGGCGCGGCGCGAAACGTCGCTAGCGCCAGGCCGGATTTTTTGGGAAGCCACCCGGAGTCCAGCGCCTTTCATGGCGGCTCCGAAGTCCCGACGAACATAAGCTTTTTTGCCTCGTAGCCGCCTGCCATGCCTGGACCCTTCGCGGAGTCCGGCTCGGCATCCGGCATCCAGCGGCCAATCGACGGCTACACGCCCAGCCATAACCGGACATCATGACCCTCAGCTTCGCCCCCGAAGCGATCGAGACCTGGCCGCTCGACCGCCTGCGCCCCTATGCGCGCAATGCCAAGACCCATGGCGCGGACCAAGTCGCCAGGATCGCCGCCAGCATGGCGGAGTTCGGCTGGACGGTCCCGGTGCTGGTGTCGAGCGACGGAGAGGTCATTGCCGGCCATGGCCGGATCATGGCTGCCGCGCAGCTCGGCCTCACCGAAGCGCCCGTCATCGTGCTCGACCATCTGACCGAAGCGCAGCGTCGCGCCTACCGCATCGCCGACAACAAGCTGACCGAACTCGGGGCTTGGGACGAAGCGCTTCTTTCCGGCGAACTGCAGGAACTCGTCGCCGAGGATTTCGACCTGTCGCTTATCGGCTTTTCCGATGGCGAGCTCGATCGGCTGCTCGCGCTCGAACCGGGCGACGAAGCATCCGACGGCACGGGCGTCGCCCCCGTCGTTATCCCGGAACCACCGCGCAATCCGGCATCTCGCCTCGGGGATCTTTGGATTCTTGGCGATCACCGGCTGCTCTGCGGCGACAGCACCAGCCACACCGATGTCCGCCGACTGATGAATGGCGAGCGGGCGATCCTGTTCGCCACCGACCCGCCTTATCTCGTCGACTATGACGGCTCGAACCATCCGACCCGCAACAAGGACTGGTCGCCATCCTACGGCGTCACCTGGGATGACAGCAGCCAAGGCGCGGAACTCTATGACGGGTTCATCGCGGCGGCTGTCGCCGAGGCGATCGCGGAAGACGCCGCCTGGTATTGCTGGCACGCCTCGCGCCGCCAGGCGATGCTGGAAGCCTGTTGGGAGAAAGCGGGCGCGTTCGTCCATCAGCAGATCATCTGGGTGAAAGACCGCGGAGTTCTGACCCGGTCGCACTACCTCTGGAAGCACGAGCCCTGCTTCATGGGCTGGCGCCGCCCGAACCGGCCGCCGAAAGTGGCCGAGGAATCGCTGGCCTCGACTTGGGCGCTGCCGAGTTTCGCCAAGGACGACCGGCCCGATCACCCGACGCCGAAGCCGCTCGACGCGTTCGGCATCCCGATGCGTCAGCATGTGGCGCGGGGCGGACTTTGTTACGAGCCGTTCTCCGGGTCGGGATCGCAGATCATGGCAGGCGAAGCCAATGGCCGCCGTGTCTTCGCTATGGAGATCAGCCCGGCCTATGTCGATGTCGCCATCGAACGCTGGCAGGCCGACACCGGGCGCGACGCGATCCTCGACGGCGACGGACGGACCTTTGCGCAGGTGAGAACCGAGCGGCTCGGCGACGATGCCGAAGCCCCGGCCGACGCGCCGGACACGGACGCCTCTCCTGAACCCGCGCGAAACCTCATATCCGCCGCGTGACATGCATGACCTGGCTCTACATCCCTCCGGAGATGCTTCCGGAGCCGGAGACGCGTGCCTTTATGGCCTGTCCCTCTGCTCCGGCGCAGGCGGGATCGACCTCGGGCTCACCATCGCACTGCCCGGATATCGTTCTGTGGGCTATGTCGAACGGGAAACCTTCGCCGCAGCCATTATCGTGGCGCGGATGGAAGACTCGGCACTGGATCGCGCGCCTGTCTGGGACGATGTTGCCAGCTTCGACGGCAAACCATGGCGTGGCTCGGTGGATATCCTGTCTGCGGGCTATCCGTGCCAGCCATTCTCCGTCGCGGGCAAGCGCAGGGGCGCTGACGATCCGCGTCACCTCTGGCCTCATGTCGCCCGCATCATCAGCGAGATCGAGCCGCCCTTCGTCTTTCTTGAGAATGTCGCCCATCATCTCCGCATCGGCTTCCCCGAAGTCGCCGCAGGACTGGTCGGCATGGGCTACCGCCTTGCGGCAGGTCTCTTCACGGCGGCGGAAGTTAGCGCGCCCCACAAGCGCGAGCGGCTGTTCATCCTCGCAGTCCGCGAAGGAGACGAAATGGCCAACCCCGCGCGCCTGCTCCGGGACCCGGTCGAGTGGCGGGAACCGGACGGAATTGCTGCGGCTCTGGCCGACGCCGAGGGCCAGCGCCAACGAGAACCGGCAGACGAAGCCGACGCCGTCGCAGGAAGCGGGCCAGCTCGGGATGAACCTTGCGACGACGGCAGCACTCTGGCCGACGCCGCAGACCGACAGCTTCCGCAGCCGAGGTGGCGAGAGGCGCGACGAGAAGGGTCTGGACCGGATGGCGCGGGACTGGCCAACGCCGATGGCGAACGATGGCTGCAAGCCGAGCGCGGGCAACCGCCGGACGGCCGATCTGACCCATGCGGCGGGAATGTGGATGACGCCGACGGCGCGCGACCACAAGGACGGGGCGACCAGTCTGGCCAACACGCCGGTGAACCGCCTGCTTGGCCGCCAGGTCCTGGTGACACCGATGGCTGGAGGCGATACCTCCGACATGCGCCGGACCTTGAACCCGCTGTTCGTCGAGGCGCTGATGGGCTGGCCCATCGGGTGGACCGGCTTCGCCTTTGTGGCAACGGAGTGGTGCCGCTGGTTGCCGCGCATGCGCTCAGAACTCTCGCGGCTCAATTGCTGGCCGATGGATGAGACAGCGGCATGAAACAGTCGCGCGCGATGTCGCTGGTCGAAGCCACAGCTAATGTCGTGGTCGGCTACAGCGTCGCGGTGCTCACCCAGCTGCTCGTCTTCCCCTTGTTCGGTCTGCACACGACGCTTGCGGAGAACCTAATGATCGGGGCGATCTTCACCGTGGTGAGCATCGCCCGGTCGTTCGCCCTGCGACGGCTGTTCGAAGCCTTGCTGGACAGGTAAACTTCCAAAACGCAAGAGCCAGTGTCGATCTCCGAGAACGGCTATACTGGCCACCTGAACTCGAAAGATTGATCATGGCTCGTGGGAAACCCGTAGAAATCGCTACACGCAGCTTCGAAAATCAGTCGAAGGCGATCGATCATTTTCGAGCAATGCTGGGTCGCTACAGGCCTGGCGATAGAGTTTCGGACGATGACGCTCTCGACCTGTCTGCCTTGTTGGAGCGTCACGATGAATACGCACAGAAGGTTGGCAAGGGGGTTGCCCATTTTGAAGTGATGGCGACCGAGCATGGTACGAACTGCTTTCGGATCGTTCGCATTGATGGCTCCGGCACCGACTTTTCCTATCGGCACTGCATCACCCAACGCCCTCCTACGCGGAAGCAAGAGGTTTCTGCCGCCTTTCGTCGAGTCGTTCAGCTCGATCTTTATGCGGCCCGGGACAAGTTCTTTTCCGATCATCGCGGTGACGACGGCAAAGTCTCGTGCGCCGTGACAGGCGAAAGGATCTTGCGCGATGAAGCGCACATGGACCATCGGCCACCTATGACCTTCGAAGTCATCGTCACAACATTCCTTGAAGGGCGCGGGATGAGTCTCGATCAGGTTCCGATCAGCTCTGGGCGAGACGAGCAAGTATCGCCAGAAGTGACCGACGAGGCCTTGGCGGAAGCATTCCGTGGCTATCACTCGCGCGTTGCGAAGCTGGATATCGTGAAGAGTGCGATCAATCTCGCACAATCATCCCGCAACAGGATCAAGGACGGCCGGGTGAAGCTGACCTAACCCGACCGTCTGAGGTTCAGTCTGTCAGGCGATCCGGTAAACCCGCCCGCGCCCTTTAACTTTCTCGGACGTAACGTCGAGACCGAGCTTCTTCTTCAGTGCTCCGGCAATTGCGCCGCGCACCGTATGCGACTGCCAGCCGGTGGCGGCTGTGATCTCCTCGATGGTCGCGCCATCCGGCGCGCGCAGCATGGCGATCAGCGCGGCCTGCTTGGTCCCGGCGCGTGGCGTGCGTGTTGATTGCGCGGCTCCAGAAGGAGCGTTCGTCGCGCGATCCTCCGGCGGCGCTTCTGTCTCGCTCGTGGGCGCAGTTTCGGCTTCATCCGGCTCGATGCCGATGGCGGCAAGGCCCGCGTCGGTGGCTACCAGCGTCGTGCCGTGGCCTTCGCCGGTTTCGCGCCACACCGGTTCGCCTCGGCGCATATTGACTTCGACCTCTTGCAGCAGCCCCTTCGCGATCATCGTGCTGACGACCTTGGCGGCTGCCCCGCCCCGCAAACTGTCGGGCAGCGGCAGGGCGATGCGTTCGGGTCGCTGCGCAGCAGCGCTCAAGATGATGGCTTGGGTGTCGGAAAGCTGGATCATCGGAACCTCCGGTTCGAGAGCGCCGCGACCATCGCGGCGCTTCTACGAGGCCAAGCCCCGCAATCGCGGGGCTGGCGCGGAGGTCGGTCGAATCATTCGGCGTGTTCGCCCTCGCGGAAGGCGCTGTCGGTGATGCGCTCCAGGAGTTCGGCGTAGTGGGCGAGCGTCCCGACGTGCCCCCAATGCACCTCGTCGGGATGAACTTCGAAATGCTCGTCGGTCAGGGCGGCAAGCCGCGCCAGCATGGCGTCGATCTCAACCTTGCGGGCGATGAAGGCGTCGAGGGCCTGTGCGTTCTTGGTTCGGTTGGTCATCCGGGATCTCCGTGGTTCGTGACCTCATACAGGCTCTGTCCCGAACGCTTATCAAGGCAATAAGTGCATCAATTCATTATGTTTTCGGAGCTGACATGCAGGGGATAAGCGAGCGCCAGTACGCGTCCCATGTCGGCTTGTCGCGGGGTGCGATCCAGAAGGCGAAGACGTCGGGACGGCTCGTCCTTCATGCTGACGGTTCGATCGATGTGCGGGCGAGCGATGCGCGCCGCGCGTCGATGACCGACCCCTCGAAGCAGCGCCGGGATGGCGGCGAGGCCAAGCTGAAGCCCGTTCCCGATGCGGCGCTGTCCGCCGTCGGCGACACCCTGCGCGAGAGCGGGATCGCGCCGTCTCCGGCTGGCGGCGGAACCACGTTCCTTCAGGCGAAGACCGCGAACGAGGTGCTGAAGGCTCAGGAACGGCGTCTGCGGCTGCAGCGCATGAAGGGCGAAGTCATCGACCGCGCGCGGGCGACGGCGCTCGTCTTTCGACTGGCACGCGAGGAGCGCGATGCTTGGGCGAACTGGCCCGCACGGATCGCGGCACTGATGGCAGCGGAGCTCGGCCTCGAAGCGCACGCGATGCAGAAGGTTCTGGAGACCCATGTCCGAGCGCACCTCGCCGATCTCGCCGAGGTCGCCACAGATTTCCGATGAGTTGTTCGCCTTCGAAGGTGTCGATGCGCTCGTCCAGGCTTGGCGCGATGGGCTCACGCCCGATCCCGCGCTCACCGTCTCGGAATGGGCGGATCGGCATCGGTTCCTGAGCCCGCGTGCGTCGGCCGAGCCCGGGCGCTACGCTACCTCCCGCACGCCCTACATGCGCGCCATCATGTTTGACGGATCTCCTTGGCCAGACATGGCCGCACGCCCATGGCGTGCGCCTGAGCCTGTCGAAACTCGCAATCGACACAGGCTTCGAAGCACCCGCCGTCTATGCATGGGCGCGCCGGCAGGGATTCGCGCAGGTCATTCCCGTCAAGGGTGTCGAGGGCTTCAATCGCGCGGCGCCGGTCACCGGCCCGTCCTTCGTCGATGCGACGGAAGGCGGCCGGAAGATCCGCCGTGGCGCACGGCTTTGGACGATTTCCGTCGCGACCTTCAAGGCCGAGACCTATCGCTTCCTTCGGCTGTCGAAGCCCACCGATGAGGGTGAGACCGGACCGTCGCGCCAGTGGCGCGGCGAAAGCCGGTCGAACGCGGATGGAGCGCAGGGCCCGGCCGGACTTGTGCACCTTCCACAGGGCGTCGATGCCGAATGGGTGAAACAACTCGTCGCCGAGCATCTCGTGACCGTCACGACCAAGCGCGGCTTCCAGAAGCTCGAATGGCAGAAGGTTCGCGAACGCAACGAGGCGCTGGACTGCCGGGTCTATGCCCGTGCCGCCGTCTGGATCGCCGGAGCCGATCGCTGGTCCGAGGACAAGTGGCGCGATCTCGAAGATCAGGTCGGTCCTCTGCCGGCGGACAGTGACGACACGCAATCGACCATCGAAGCCGGGCGTCTCGCCCGTCCAAACCCGCCATCCACCAAGCGGCAGAGCGACTGGCTCGGCCCGCGCGGGACGTGGTTCTGAGGGTGAGGAGCGCTTCGCCTGAGCGAACGAAAAGCTCCGGTGGAGCTTTTCGAGCGACGAACGCTTCGAGAGCAAGCGAGGAGCCATCATGGCCTGGACGACCGACGAACTCGATGCGCTGAAGCGCGCCTATGCCAGCGGCACGCTCCGGGTCAGCTATGACGGCAAGACGGTCGAATATGGATCGGCGGACGACCTATTGAAGCGGATCCGTACCATCGAGACCGAGATCACGGCATCGTCCGGCGTGTCGCGTCAGATCGCGGGCTATGCCGGGTTCGGACGAGGCGACCGGTGAGCCAGGTCACCTTCCTCGACCGGATGGTTGCGTGGGCCGCACCCGAGGCTGGTGTGAGGCGGGCGCTCGCGCGGCGCAGCTTCGAGGCGCTGAGCGCCAAGACCCGTGGGTATGACGGCGCGGCCAAGGGGCGGCGCACGGACGGCTGGAAGGCGGCAGGAACATCGGCTGATGCCGAGATCGCCGCCGCCAGCGGCTTGTTGCGAGACCGCATGCGCGATCTCACCCGCAACAATCCGCACGCAGCGAAGGCTGTTTCTGTGCTGGTCAACAACATCGTCGGCAGCGGCATCATTCCGCGCGCTGCGACGGGTGACGCCAGGCTCGACGAGACGGTTGACCGGCTCTGGAACGATTGGTCAGCCGCCTCCGACGCCGATGGACAGCTCGACATCTTCGGGCTGCAGACCTTGGCGGTGCGGGAAATGATCGAGGCTGGCGAAGTCCTGATCCGCCGCCGCCCGCGACGTCTGAGCGATGGTCTGGCCGTTCCGCTCCAGATGCAGGTCATTGAAGCCGACCTGCTTGACAGCACCCGCAGCGGCGATCTTGCAGATGGCGGTCGGCTGCTTCAGGGCATCGAATTCGATCCATTGGGTCGACGCCGCGCCTATTGGCTCCATGCCCAGCACCCTGGCGATGCTGTCGTTACCATGCGCCGACGCCTCGAAAGTCTCGCCATCCCGGCGAGCGACGTGCTGCATCTTTACGAGAAGCAGCGCACGCAGGTCCGTGGCGTCCCGTGGGGCACGCCGGTGATGCGGGCGCTGCGCGATCTCGATGACTGGACGCAGGCCGAACTGGTCCGGAAGAAGACAGAAGCCTGTGTCGTCGGCATCGTGCTTGGCGCCGACGAAGCCGATCAGGGGATTGCCCCGTCGGTGGTCGACGCCGACGGCAATCGTGTCGAGCAGTTCGAGCCCGGGCTGATCGCCTACGCGCGCGGCGGCAAGGACATCCGCTTCAATCAGCCTGCGACGACGGCAGGCGTCGGCGAGTGGCTCCGCGCGCAGCTTCACATCGTGGCGGCAGGCTTCCGCATGCCCTACGAGCTGCTGACCGGTGACCTCAGCCAGGTCAACTATTCATCGATCCGGGCTGGGCTCGTGGAGTTTCGTCGCCTGATCGACGCCGTCCAATGGCAGATCGTCATTCCGGTTCTCTGCCAGCCCATGTGGGTCTGGTTCTGCCAAGCCGCATGGGCTGCCGGGAAACTGCCGCGGACGGACATTGCGGTCGAATGGTCGCCGCCGCGCTTCGAAGCCGTGGACCCGCTGAAGGACGCGATGGCCGATCTTCTGGCGCTGCGCTCGGGCACCATGTCGCTGGCGCAGGCGATCGCCCGTCAGGGCCACAACCCGGACGCCGTGCTCGCAGAGATCGCCGCGATGAACGCCAAAATCGACGCCCTCGGGCTCATTCTCGACAGCGATCCGCGACGCGTGAC